CCATCTATAAATCACTTAATGATCTAAATGAATTTACAGATGAGAAAAACTTTAAATCTTATGCTGATTTGAAGAAGCGTTTGGACTCTGTTCTTGGAACCAAAACTGTAACAAAACGCCAAGACCCAGAAACTATTGATGAAGAAGAAGAGTTTGAACCTACAGTAAAAACTACTTCGTCCTCAAAATCTAGTTCTGTTGATGAAGATGAGGATGATGATACCTTATCATACTTTCAAAAATTAGCTGAAAGTTGATTTTGAAAATCAACTTTTAATTACTTTATCCCCCGAAAAAAATTCGGGGGATTTTTTTGTATGTAAGGTTTTTATACCCCAGTAAGATTTGGGTTATAAGATTGTTTTGTATTTTGATTGAGATATTGTGAAGATTTATCATATCTCATAATATTTCTCATATCAGTTATAACCACAGATAAGTATTGAGGTTTTAATATACGAATTAATCTTTTCTTTTCATTTTTATCTACTTCGTATTCATAGTTTGTAACTGATTTGACTGGTGAAACTGTTACAAGAGCATTACCTAATTTAGAATAAGTAATAGAATAATTTGAATCAACTTGAAGACCAGAAGGAACTACAAGACGGTTGTATTCATCTCTAACTTCTGTTGTTTCGTAGTGATGTATAGAAGATAAAGTATTTTCTGTTTCATATTTTTCGATCATATGTTTATATAAATCTTGATTACTCAAAGGCCATTCTTCACGAATATTAGTAATGTTATTTGTGATTAAAATGACCCAATCAAGTTCTGCATCACCATAAAGTTTTTGTGCAATAACATCTGGTCTTTGATTGTCTTCAATTTGATAATATTCGAATGCAGTAATAACATTAACTATATCAGTTCTTAATTTTGCTCTTTTGAATAGATTTTTGACTGTAATATAAGTTTCATTTGAATTTGCATCTGGTAATTGTGATAGATAATCCAGATTTGGAAGTTCGTTAAAATATCCCATTTTAGTATCCTACATCATTTGGTCCTATTGGATCCAAATCTCCAGTGGATTTGAAACCAGTGCTTGATCTTCCATCAAGAATATCCTCTTGATAGTCAGTATCATAAATTGGCTCAAGTTCTTTGAAAGACATATTGATGATTGATGAAACTGGTTGGCCTTTATCATATGCTGCCCAATTTCCATCTGCTGCATAATTTACAGAAAATCCAGTCAAGGCACAAACTTTAATTTTATTTACACCTGATATTTGTTTATCTCCTTCTGTTCTATAACGAAGTTTAAACACATTTGGAGTTCCTAAAAAGTAAGATTGGGCACCTCCCTTTCCATCTAATTTTTTTGCTGCCATTCCTTGTTTAAAAAATCTTATAATTTGATTTACTTTTAATGCTTCTGGTTCACTCCGTGGACTCAATCGGTATTGAAACGAAAAATCTCTTAATGTTGGAGAGTTAAATAATAATTCAATATTACTATTTGGGACAATACCAAAACCTCTTGCGAGAATGGTTTCTGGTGATACAGAAAATCCCAAGTTTCCTATTAATTTTGATGATATAGCTGTATTGAGTAATGTTTGAATTTCTGGTTTACTAGTGTCGGCACCAAGTTGAGAAGCAGTAAGAAGTAAAGCTAATGTTTTTGTATCCATACCTGCAGCTTGTCCTCCAAGTGCTAACGCACCTTGCCCAAATGCGGCTGTAGATAAATTTTGTGAAATATAAGACGTAATAGCAGCACTCAGATTATTCATGCCCTCTCCTTCACCCCAAGAAACATTATTGGAATCACTTATATTATTCGGCATTGGAAGTTTTACCGAATTTATGTATTCTTTTAATGGAGTTCCTCTTGGTAAACCATTATCGATTATATCTTTGAATCCACCTTTTTTAAATAATGCATCAAATGCTGGTGGTTTATATTTAAACATTGAAATGATTAAATGGTCTTGAGTTCCTCCGTAAAGAGCATCAATTGGATATTGTAAATTTTTATATCCTTTAATAACTTCATCTACATTACCGAACTTGAGTTTTTCGTTTATTTTATTTGGATCTAGTGTTAAAATATCAAGAAGATTTTTTATTGTATCTATACCAATATTGAGAGCACCTTGAGGTTGTGATGGTTGAGTTCCTCCACCAATTATAGTATCTTGAGAAGGAGTATTTTTTGTAACAAATTCGGGAAGACCTTTTGGATAGTTTTTTTTATTTGATTCAAAATTATCTATAATTTTTTGATGTATTTTTTTTCTTTCATCATCATCAGAAACTTGAGTTTGTCCTGCTGTGTTCCATATTCCATTATTATATAATTCTGATTTGGATGTTTGGACACCACCAACAGTTACGATTACATATAATTTAGCAGTTTTAGTTTCTGGGTCAAAAGTAAGCTGTGTTTTTTTATCAGACCCAAGTGTTTGGGCAACAGGATGAAAATCATTATTTACTGTTGTTTCCGCCATTTATGGTGCCGATTGGTTATCTGGATAATCCCAAACTCTGGATTTGAATACTGGTTGTCCTCTTTTATCAACAAATCTTTCGGTTGGAAGTAAAGATACTTCTCTCCACTCACTTTCAGGGACCTTGAAAAAATTACTACTCACACCAGAAAAAAGATAATTATGTAATGTTTTTCTTGGTGCATTCACGTTTCCTGCTTTATTTATGTATGAAGCAGCAACACCTCCACGATATTGTGGATTTAGATAATGAAGATTGGAACCAAAAAATAATCCTTGTCTTGGATTTACATTTATAATATAAGTTAATGGTTGTCTATCCCAGAATAGATATTTTTGTGGATATTTTGCAGAATACATAAAAAATACTAAATCGCCAGGAATAATAAAATCAGTATCAATCTGACTTATATCTTTTTCTTGATTTGATAGTTCATTCATCAAGGCATTTGTATACCAAGATATTGAACGATATTTTTTTCCTGCTTCTTTAATTATTTTATCGGCAATCATATTTGAATACCTAAATCTTTTTCTGTAAAGATACGAAATTCCCAATTTCTATCTTTGCAGTATTCACGACAAGCCTCCCATTTTGCTTGATTTACTACCCAAGATTTGACGGCATACGCCCAGGATTTCGTTCGGTTTGGTGGATTTGTGGGTGGTTCTTTTAAATCTTTAGCTGGTTTAATTTCCACAACTACTATTCTTATATTTCCGTCTTTGTCTTTATATTTCAGTTTCATATCTGGAAAATATCTATGTACTTTTTTATCTACTGGTGATACATAAGGAACCCAAAATTCTTCACTTTGATATGAAATTATATTTTCAGTCAAATCACAATAATGAAACATTTTGAGTTCATAAGAACTACGGTATATAATATTTGTTGGGTCTCCATTATATTTTTCTGGATGCTTTGGTTTGAACTTTCCCTGTTTGTAATTTTTATTTGCAGACATACATATAATATAACAATTCCATCAACATATTTAGATGGCTACTGCTCCAAAAAAAGGAAAACCAGATATAGGTCCATTATACATTAGAATGACTACCCCATCACCGGATGGGTCACTTCCAGGTGCAAGGGATATATTTGGAAAACTTTCAGTTACAAGTCAATTTAAAGTATCTCTTCATCTTACTAATTATGATAGGGATTTGATGGGTTGGTTATCGACTTGTGGATTAACTAATGATGTAAGAACCGCAAATACATTTGATTTTTTTTGTAGCGAAACTGCACTTCCTGGTGCAACATTTGATATGGCTGAAGAAAGTGGAAGCCGTCAAGGAATTATAGAAAGATTTCCAACAAGAAGAATATATCCAGATTTTACGATGACTTTTTATGTTGATTATGATTATAAAATAATTCGTTTATTTGAAGAATGGATGAATTATATTAATCCAATTTATAATTCATCTGGTATTGTTTCTGCAGATGCAACCGGACAAGGAAATGCAAAAGATAGTCAAGATTTTTTTAGATTTAAATATCCAGATACTTATAAAAGAATTATTTCTGTAACTAAATTTGAAAGGGACTTTTTGGAAAATCCAAATGAACCAGGTGGTCCAACAATTACACAACCCACAATAACTTATAGAATGATCGACTCATTTCCTACAAATATTACAGCACTTCCATTATCTTATGAAGGAAGTACGATTACAAAAACGACAGTTTCTTTTAGTTATGCAAGATACCTAATTGAAAAAAATAATGGTTCTAGGAAATAATAAATAACATTACTGAAGATATATAAAATGACCCTGCCTAAGATTTCAACACCACAATATGAATTGATTTTACCATCAACAGGAAAATCAGTTAAATATCGTCCATTTCTCGTAAAAGAAGAAAAAATATTACTTTTAGCACTTGAAAGTCAAGATACAAAACAGATTACAAATGCAATTAAGCAAGTATTAAAGGATTGTATTTTAACTAGATCAATTAAAGTAGAAGAACTACCTACTTTTGATATTGAATATATTTTCTTGAATATTCGTGGTAAATCTGTTGGAGAAAGTGTTGATTTGATTATTACTTGTAGTGATGATGGAGTAACCGAAGTTCCTGTAAAAATTTATATTGATGAAATACAAGTTCAAAGAAATGAAAATCACACAACCGATATTCGTCTTGATGATAAATTGACTTTAAGAATGAAATATCCTTCATTAGAACAATTTATTAAGTCTAACTTTGATTTTAGTGAAGAAAAAACAATTTCAAATATTGATAAATCTTTTGATATTATTTCATCTTGTATTGATGTAGTGTTTTCGCAAGAAGATAGTTGGGCAGCAGCAGATTGCACATCAAAAGAATTAAAGGATTGGATTGAAACTTTAACGGCACAGCAATTCAAAGAAATTGAAACATTCTTTGAAACAATGCCGAAACTTGCACATACTATCAAAGTAATTAATCCAAATACAAAAGTAGAAAGCGAAGTTACGTTGGAGGGTTTAACCAGTTTTTTCGGCTGATTATGGCTCATATGGATTTGGAGTCATATTTTAAACTTAACTTTTCTTTAATGCAATATCATAAATGGTCTCTTACTGAAATTTGCGAAATGGTTCCTTGGGAACGAGACATATACGTCACATTACTTCAGCAACATATAGAAGAAGAAAACCTCAAACAACAATCAAATGGCTCTTAGTTCTGCTATTAATCCCGATACTATTATAGGAACAAAGAAGACTAATCTTTTGAGTGCGAAGAATTTTATTTCTGGTGGTTCTTCGGTAGGTGCAGGTGTACTTGGGTCAGCAGCAAACAAGATTGTTAATTTTCAAAGAGCAGGAGTTCAACCATCACCAGTAGATATTAGTAGTATTGTAAAAACAATATCTACTGGCGTAGTTAGTAATTTTAACAATCAAGCACAGACAATTAATAATTCAGTTACAAATATTATTAGCAAATCTATTGGTAATTTTTCAAAAGATTATCAAGACCGGGTTAAAAAAGTAGATGAAGCAAAACCGACAGGTGTACTTCAAAAGATTTTAGGTCTTTATAGAGATGTAATAGGATTTATTCAATTTTTTGGAAAAAGAAAATTCGTAGAAGGTCTAAGAGATAATTTAAAAGCACTTCAAAAATCATTTACTGATAGTTTTGAAGTTGCAAAACTTATTCGTCAAGTTATAATTAAAATTGTAAAACAATTATCAAATCTTCCAAAAACAAGTCCATCTGGTGGTGGGGGAATTGATTTAGATGTTAATGTTCCTGGTGGTGGATTGAAAAAAACAGCACCAAGAAGACTTGGTGGAAGAAAAGGAGGAATGGGAAGGGGAGGAATGCTTGCACTTGGGGCTGGAGCTCTTGGATTGGGTGCTGCTGGTGCTGCTGCAACAAATGCTCTTTCCGATAGTGATGCAATACAACCTGGAAGTTCTGCACCAGAAATACCTGGAAATTTACTTGATGGATTGTCTGCTATTATTGATAGATTTTCGAAAGCAATTGATAGTTTAGTTAAGGGAAGTTCTGGTAAAAAATCGTCTGAGTCTTCTTCTGGGGGTGGTGGCGGAAGTGCTGGAAATGTAGAAAAACCAAAGGGAACTCCTGGTGATACTTCTGGTGCTGGTAATAGCAATATCCAAGCTTCTCCTGGTGGAGCAAAAACAGCGGAAGAAATGGCTTTAGTGCAAACTGTAATGCAACAAGAGGGCGCTGGTTATACTACTGTATATGGAGGAAAAAAAGTTCCACAATTGACTGAGATGACGTTAGGCGAAGTGTATGAAGCATCAAAATTAAGAGGTACTGATCGTCTTCCTAGTAGATTGGGTGGTGGAGTTATTCCTTATGCAAAGGATCAATATAATTCTAGTGCAACCGGTGCTCCACAACTAATGCCAGATACTCTCAAAGGATTGCTTGACTCTAAAAAATTTAATAAAGATCAAAAATTTAGTCCAGAAGTTCAAAATGAAATAATTCTTGAACTTGCGAGAAGAAGAGGTATTGACCCAACAAAACCTTTAACTAAAAAAGATATGGAGATTCTTGGTCCAGAATGGGCGAGTTTTACTCCATATCATGGCCAATCAAAAAATACAGCTGGATCTACACTTCAGGTGTACCAAAAAAATCTAGAAAAAATTAAAAAGGAAGGATTTGTTGCACAACCATCAGCACAAGCACAAGCAGCACCAGGAACACAAGCACAAGTAGCACAAAGAGTATCAACTGTCTCTCAACCAGTACAACCAAAACCTCAAGTGAACTATCTTCCAATTGGTATGAGCGGCGGAGGGCAACAGGCACAACAACAACCATCAGGTGGCGGAGGCATTTCTGCTCCTCCTTCCCCACAACAAAAAGGACCTACTCAACCATTTTTACCACCATCAAATCCGAATAACTTTTTAACATTATATTCGAGAATGGTTTATAATATTGTGGACGGATAATGGCTAAATTACTTTCTTCGCCACTTGTTTCTGCTTCTAATAATATTGTTCTTTTTGCAAAAGGAACAAAAACTTTACCTAAGGTACAAAAAGAATTAGTCCAGTTTAATCAATTTTTGCAATTCAAAACTGTCGAACTTGAAAAACTTAAACTTCCAGAAAAGAAAAAAATAAAAGAACTTGCAAATTT